AAATCCGGGTTGAACGTCAAGAAGGATATTACCAGTACAGGACTGATTGACGCTGGCTTCACAGGTGAAATCCTTGTCAAGCTGTACAATCACAGGGAAGAATCATATCTGGTAAACGCAGGAGATAAGATTAGCCAGTTAGTGGTCTTTCCTGTACGGTTTGAGTCGGTTGAGATTGTCGATGACATCAAGGGCGGTGAGCGTGGTGATTCTGGTTACGGCTCTACCGGAAGATGAGGATTATGAACAGTACAAGGCAGAACTGATTGACAAGATTCTGTCAAAACAGAAGCGGTGGTGCTATGAACGGGACTATCTGGAAAGCCGTCCCGTTCCAGCGTTAGAAATTATATTGGAGTGCGTACAATGAGAGTACTGACAGACAGACAGGTTGAGAACATCATCACTATCCTGACAGGGATGCAAATGGAATTGGTTGTCAACAAAGAAATGTGTAATTAATGACAAAGAGAGAAAAATTGCTGATGAAACTCATCAGGACAATCACGAAAGATAGACAAGATGTTTATGGGAATCCGGAGGACAACTTTGATTTGATTGGCGCTCTGTGGAACCTGTACCTGACAGGAAGAAAGGATAATACAACACTGTATCTTACTCCCGAGGATGTGGCTGTCATGATGGCACTCATGAAAATTGCCCGTATCACGACAGGAGAGCGTAAAATTGACAACTTTGTGGATTTATGCGGTTACAGTGCATTGGCGTATGAAATGGCTGTGAAAGACGGTCTGAACCCACTTCCTGACGAAGAAAAAGATGTCTTTGAGGAACCTGGTGTTGTGGAACGGTTTGCGAAAGCCCATGAGTGCTGCGGAGGGTGTACAAATGAGTGACATTGAACACTTGATTGAGAATTACATTCATGCGATGGCTAAAGGGAAAAAGCCGGATGAGATCGCAGAGATGTACAAAGATCAGCTTGAAGATACCGGCATGAGTCCGGAAAATACCTGGGCGATTGCACAGCATGTCGTATACGGCTTGTATGATGGTGTTTATCCGGATTTCTCTGACTTGCCACTGACCGTCAGACAGATGGGGAAGGATGTCAGAGAGATTGTGTATTGCAAGGATTGTAAAAGGCACAATCACGATGACTGGAATTATCCACAGGACGAAGTTTGCCCGTTGGTATCGTACCGGGGCAAGGCACAAGCGCATGAATTTGATTATCAATTCTGCGTGTTAGGGAGGAAAAAGGAATGATCCTAGTAAATATTGATGTACCTGAAACCTGTCGGGAGTGTCCTCTGTCCTGACAGTATCACGGCATCAATCGGGAAACGCAGAGAATAGAACGTCAGATTCTCTGTCGTGTGGACTGGCGGCAGCATGAACCTATGGATGAGACTTGCCCGATAATAAAGAGGTGGGGCAATGATAATTGACTATATCCCGGCGAAAGAGTGCCAAAACCATGATGCCTTTTATATCTGCCACAAATGCGGGAAGTGCGGACGGAAGTTTGAGGATGGCTACATGGTAGACGATGGCGGGACAACGATTTCGAAGGATGAAGATGAATGATAAGGATTATACAGACGAACCGTGGGTTAGGTGTAAGGATTGCAAATACTTGGAAGTTGACTTTGTGACAGACATTACACCTTTCAGCATGAATATGATCTGTACAAAGTTATATGATGAATACACTTGTTGGCAACAAGTTGAGCCCGATGACTTTTGTAGCTGGGGAGTGAGGAAAGACAATGATTAACCTGAAGAAATGCCCGTTTTGTGGTGGCGATGCGGAAATCTTCAGTACAGAGGAGCATTGGGAAAAAACATTCTACAGGATACATTGTAAAAAATTCTGTTGTATGCAAGTCAATTTTTATTCAAGCGAAATCGCTGCTGCTGAAGAGTGGAACCGGAGGGCGAATGATGATACAGATTGACATGGAGATGCCGTTCTGCTGCTATGACTGTGATTTCAGCATAGGAGTCATGTCAACAAAGGCAGATCGGGAATGCACAATAACAGACAAATATGTAAACGACGATGATAAGCCGGAATGGTGTCCGCTAATGGAGGTGGAAGGATGATAAGGAAACCAGCGGATGATTTAGTTGTGAGATTGGCGAAAATCCACGATGAAGGTATAGAGAACGTCTTGCAGGATTATATAAATGAATATGCAACTTACGCATGGGATGACATCTGTGAGAAACTTGCAAATATCAATACTGAGATTGATTTCATTATGACTCGATTGAAATGTGCAAAAGAGGTGATGAGTTGTTGTGTGCCAGCAGATGAGTGACATGATAGAACGGCAGGTGGTAATTGATGAAATAAAATCACATTACAGGATGCACGATAATGATTTATTGGAACTTATAGTATACAAGATTGAAAACCTGCCATCCGTACAGCCAGAATGGAAGAAAGGGAAGTGGATAAGACCAAAAAGGGTGCCGGATTCCGTATTGAGAGAGTGTTCCATTTGTGGGTTTGATACAGGGGCGGGATCGTTTAATTTCTGCCCGAACTGCGGCTGTTATATTGGAGGTAAGCAGGAATGAAGATAAAAGACATAACCTATAGCTACAGGAACGACTTCAAGGCCGTTTTTATGTGTGAAAAGTGCAAGCATGAATTTGAAGCATGGGGGTATTCAGATGCAAATTACTATAACAATGTGATTCCAAATGCAATCTGTCCAAATTGTGGACTCAACTCGAACGGAGAAACAGAGGAACAGCTCAAAGCAAGAATGGGACGGACTTATGTGATATGAGAGGTGAGCAGAAATGATAGCACTTACATTATCTGTCATTGCATTGGTGGTATCCATTGTTTTTGCAACGAAGAGGAAGTGAGTAGGATGACGAATAAAGATGCGAAAGAGTATTTAATTGCTCACTGCTATCCAGATTATCCGGATGAAGGGAAAGTGATGTGGGATAGAGCGATGCACAAAGCAATTACTGTTTTAAGTGAAAGTGAGCGTCAAGAAGGTAAGTGGTTACACTTTGCCAATTCAGACGATTGCCCGTTCTGTGGATACAGTACCGGAAAGTATGAGCGTGGAAGAAACTACTGTCCGGACTGTGGGGCAAGATTAGAATAAAAAGAGCGCTCGGTACAGCCGTGGAAAGTTCGTACCGGGCGCACAACCCAAAAACCATGAGTCGTGCTGATTATAGCACAGGAAGGAAAATTATGGCTAACAAAAAGCTGACGGAAGAAGAAAAAGTCGAAAGAAAAGCAGAAAGAGAACTGGAAAAGGTTACGGAAGAAGCGACCGTTGATGAGAAAGCCGACAAGGAAGAGAAGGAAGCCAAAAAGAACGAAAAGAAGTTTGGCAAGCGGGTACACGTTGTCCCTCAGACAGTGCTTCATCTCCGAATGACGTTCATTGAAGAAGTACTCGGTGGATGGCCGGGAGACACACAGATTTACAGCAAGTATGTTGCTAGCAAGGCTCCAGATGCGATGACTTTTAAAGAAGAGGTAGAAATATTTGGTCAAGAGGATGTGGAAATGCAGAACACCACCATCTTTCCGAGGGATAAGAACGGCAGAGTCTGCGTGAAGGAATACCAGTTAAGAGGATTCCTGATGTCGGCAGCAGAAGCACTGAAACGTGCTGGATTGCTGGAAATCACAGCACACAAAAAAGTCATTACGCAGTTGGTGAAGTTCTCCGCTTCTAAGGGGGATAGAATTGACCCCTGGATTCCTCTGATTATCCCGAAGGGAAAAGCGATTTACCTGAATCAGCGTCCTATCAGGGGAAATACCCCAAAGGGAGAAATCACTGCTCTGGCGTCCTCTGAAGCCCTTCCAGCGGGTACGATGTTCGAGTGCTATGCTTTTCTGTTCAATCCAAAATTAGAAGGTGCGCTGTTGTCATATTTAGAATATGGTAAAGTCAACGGCTTACTTCAGAACCGGAATGCTGGGTGCGGGCGGTTCACCGTGGAAGTGGAGCGCAACGGCAAATGGATACCGGTTGAAGAAGCATAGTGGGACTGACACGATATTCAGTTTGAAGTGATGGTATGGCCGGTTGGTGCGATGTTATGCAACGGCAAGGCGGGGACGTATCTGTTCATGTGATGTAATGGCGAAAACAGAGTTTCGTGCAATCATCGCAACGGACAAGCAGGTTGACGTACTTTATGACTTGGTAACGGCGTGGAGACGTAAACCAGGACGGTGTGAAGGTTTAGTCTAGTTGTTTATGACTGTGTGATGGCTTAGTAAGCCGAGGTGTGTCGATGTTGCGTAATGGCATGACAGTGTGGGATAGAGTAATGGTGCAGTGTAGCGCTGTATGGCTATGTGATAGCATGGTGGCTGGAGTATCGCTGGCAATAGCAATGGAAATGTGCCGAAAATCAGGGTCAAGTGAAGCAATGGCGTGGTGATGCAATACGGAGTACCGCAATGGCCTATCAAGGTAACACATCGTATCGTTCGGTAATGGCGTGGCGGGTTCGGGTTTCCCGGTGTCAAGTTACGCAAGTGTGAGGTGAATCTATGTCAAACAGAGCTAGGAACAGTGACGGTTATGCATTCTGTGGACATGTTAGTTGATACAATGCTATGGCACCGCGTGGAGTAGTCAAGCAACGGTGCTGTAGGATAAAGTGTCGAATGGCAACGGCATTGCGGAGACAAGTAGGGTTACGCAGTGGCAGTTCGTGACAAAGTTCTGCTTCGGTGAGGACATGCACAACACTGAGAAACTAGCTGAAGCCGTTCAATGGTGAGGTATCATGGAGTAATCACGAGTATGGAAAGATTCTGTGATGGCAAAGTGAACTGAAGTGGTAACTGTTCCGGTGCAGTCTGGAAAAGCATTGCAAGGGTAATGTGTTGAAAGGAAGGGTAAAGAATGACAAACTTACAGTATTGGAAGGAAGAGTTGGTTGAGGTGTACGAGGATGGCAGTAATTGTATCGCATTAGCAAACGGACATCCTGTAAATGGAGCGTGTGTACGTTGTGACGATTGCGATTTTAATAAACCGTCCGACAACTATGATGAGCGGAGTTGCCACCAGCGGATGTTTGACTGGCTGGAACAGGAACACGTTGGATTCCTGTGGAGTCCGGAGCAGATTGCGATGCTGAAAGCACTGCCGCAAGATTGTTATCTTGAACGGGGAACAACTACGAGTGAGTTGTTTTTAAGAGAAGGTGCTGACTTGGTACAATATCCATCAAAACTGGCGATTCAGTTTCCTCAGATTGAAAGAGGTATGCACTACAAAGTCAGCGAACTGCTGGCAATGGCAGAATAGCAGGTGATGCAATGACCGAAAAACCTAGAGTCTTTACGTTTGACAGAGATGAACTCGGTGCGTTACGTGAAGAAATGGCAGAAATCCAACAGCAGAATCACAGGGTGTTAGTCTTTGACGGCATTGTGCTGACGGCGGTATTCATTAACATTCTGGTGTGTGTTGTGGATATCATCGTCAGGATGCACTAGAGAGTGTGCAAGCACTGTGCTAGTACCGTGCATGGAATGTGCATGACTCTGTGGACGGTACTGTGCAGGCGTCTGTGGAGGGTACTGTGCATAACCCCCTCCAGAACAATATATACATAGTTATCCAACCGGGTGCGAGCGGAAACGTTCGCACCTTTTTTAATGCGTTCGGATGCGTTCGCAACGCATTTGAAGCGTTAGATTTTGCGTTGTGAAGCATTAAATGACGCTGTAAATGAGGCTTTTTCTAATTCACCCACTTGATTCCATCGAGTTTCACTCAAAAAGCACTCGATTGAAACTTACGGAAACTTAGCCGGACAGCGGAAACCGTTGCAATTCCAACGCTCAAGTGCAAACGCTCAACTCATTCGGACAGACGGGGAAAGTTGGCGGGATGCAAATGAAGAACTCGTTCCGGATGCAGATTAAAAATGCAAATGAAAAAATGACTTCAAATCATTAAATCAAAAGCAAATGAAAAAGTCAATTATAATTATATTAAATTATATTTTCATACAATTATATACACAACAACAATATGCAACAACAACTAAATATAAATTACCTAAACTTGTATATGACAATTACTTTTAAATCAGAAAATTGTATAGGGCAATTATCCAATACCGACCGGGAACCAGGAACCAGGAACCGGCCTAGGACATCCAGAAGGGCATCAGGACATAAAAAAAGAGCCGGAAAATCCCGGCTCCGCTGGTTAGTCTGTCTCTGTCTCTGTCGGCTCATCCTGTCGGGCAATGTCGGCACGGATAAGTCCCTTTATATATGCGTTTTTATTGGGCGTGCTTTCCAGCTTGTCGATAATGTCTTGATCAGTCTTGTATAGACACTTAAAGCCGAAATTTTTACTATTTGCTCTATCCCATCGGGCATTAGTGAGTAGTTTTGATTCTGGCGTTTTCCTTTCTTTTTTCAATCTTTTTCGCTCCCTTCTTTCCAATTGAAACGGTTTTCTACATATAATATACCACATAACCGTTAAACATGTAATGTGGTAAGAAAAAATCTTTTAAATTTTTTTATAAAAAGTGTTGACACGTTAAACAGGTAGTGGTAATATACAGACAACAAAACAAGTACAACATGTAAAAATGAAAGGAAACAGAATAGAACAAAGAAAATCGGGATAACCCGAACATCAGAAAAAACAATCCTTCCGGTGAAGGTCAACCGGAATGCTGGAAAGAGAAAAAGTTAGAGTCAGGGAATGAGGGAAAGAGGGAAAAGAAATGAAACAGGAATTAGAAATCATGAGACATAACGTAACGCCGAGCCAGTTTTTATCCTATGTAAGAACGCAGATGAAAAAGAAGGGATTTGAATCAAGCGAAGTTCCGGAGCTGAAGTACTGGAAGGCCGGAAACGACATGAACTTCGGAATGGTAGAGCATTACGGAGTCAGAGAGAAAAGTGTTTCCAAACCGTATGAAATGCAGACGTTTATCACAGAAAAAGATTATATCTATAATCTCATTTGCGAGTTTGAGTTTGATGACGAAAAAACAGGAACAGGATATTTCTACTACAATAA